GCTTCCCCCTTCCCGATTCTGCATTCTCTGGTCTAAAATATTCGCCAATTCCTCTGAGTTTTCGATAGTACTGAGCATAAGGGTGCTTCGTTCGTTCGTTCGTTCGTTCGTTCGTTCGTTGAAGCATTCATTTCATCCAGTATGCTTGTCAAGTACTTTTTTGCTCCGTATACGCATTCAGATACTTCTTTGGATATTAATGGAAATCCATACTCTTCACATACCTGTCTAAAGTGTTTCTTTGGCCTAACCCAATCAACATTTTCATAGGTTTTCACCAGTTCCCTGATTTCGGGGTATTCCAATCCAGTATCAATGAAGACCGCCTTGATTGAATTCCCGTACATCTCTCTTGCGATGTGCAATAAGACAGACGAATCTTTCCCACCTGAGAATGATACATATACACCATCCAGGCCAAATTCATTGACCCAATCACGAATCCTCTGTTTTGTCATGGAGATTTTTACACTCAACGGAAGTGCTTGCCATTGATAAAGTTCTTCCCTTGTATGTTTTGCCATTTACTTCTCCTTATAGTCGTAGAATTCACCAACTGTATCGATTAACCTTATAAATGCTTCTTCCGGGATCACTACGGCAGTGTCGTCCACCAAGTGTTCTGCGATGAGAACATCCTTCATTTCAAATCTAGTAGACAACCTCTCTCTATATGTCCGCTGATTACACAGAAGAAGGCATTTGACTTCATTATCCATAATTACCACTCACTTTCTGGAATTGCTTTTTTCATGATGTCCGTCATTTCGCTATCCGCATCGCTTATCATCCTGAGTGCTTCGGCAAGTTCGATATCATTACCACTTGTAATCTCTCTGTGAGTTTTATCTCTAAGATTCCAGAGTGCATTGTAAATAGTCTTGTGATAACTGATTGCCTTATAGACATCATTGTTCTTTTTATCTTTTCGATGCATATCCTGCTTCAGGATGTACTGATACTCGTCTGCATCGATGTAATAATCATCAAACACATGAATCATGGATTCTCTCCTTTCGTAAATAGCTTCCTGACCTCACATACGCTCCATACAGGGCTTCTAGCGTTAAAAAGGATAAATAGGTAGGGTAAACAGTTAAAAGCCTTGTACGGGCCTGTTTCAATCCTATAAAAAAGGCATCTCCTCTTCGATGTTGTTTGGAATGTCCATAAAGTTATCGGAAGGTTTCGGAGCCGGGGCCGGAGCAGTTGCATTCCTGTCCTCGCAGAAGTCAATCTCGGCTACGGAAATCTCTGTCTTGTAAATCATATTGCCGTCACGATCCTTGTAATTATTATTCTGGAGTCTGCCGGAGATCCCAACACGGCTTCCCTTGTGGAAATATTTTTCCAGTAAAGTTGCATTTTTATTGAAGGCCACGCAGCCGAAGAAGTCGGCATCATATTTGCCTGTCTGCTTGTTCTTGAAATTTCTTGGAATCGCAATGTTGAAACGTGCAATCGTGGTCTTTTCCCCAACCTTCCTTACATCGATATCTGTTGCAATTCTGCCTAATCCACTAAAATGATTCATTATTTGCTCCTTTCCAACTTGTCAAAAAAATCCTTACATAAGTGCCAGGTGAAGGTCTTATCATTGACATCCCTGACATCCATAAAATGTTTTCCGGGGCAGTTATCAATCACGACTCCTACCCATCCTTCCTTCGTGGTCCTGTATACATTTGCCTTCTCATTGGCAATTACAATATCTCCAACATTAAATTTCTCACTCACGAATAACCCACACCTCTTTGTATTGGACTCCGAACTCATCCACATCATCGTGGTCTTCCATGAATATATCTATATGGTCACCGGATACGGCTCCACCACAATCTTCGGCAGTATATATATGCCCATCTATCATTACCTTGGAACCAAAGTTGATAATATCGGGATCTACCGCAATCGTCCGTCCTTCCTCTGCCCTGGTTCCAGTATAGGTATTGTAGTTATAACCTTCTGAACAATCACAACAAGGACAGTACGCAGTTAATTTGAATTCGCCCATCGGTATCTTCTCATAAGTGACCGCAGTAGCATCTTTGGGTATGGCAAGTAATAAGATTGCCAAAAACCCAGCTATAATAAATTTTTTCATTTCTCTCTTTCCTTTCTCCAAAACTCTGAGCGTGACGGAGTCTTTATGAAGTCTTGCTGATATGCAATGATCGCATCCACAGGATTCGCCACAAGTACCTCACACATCAGGCACAGGGTATATAAGTTTGGAACTCGCTCCCCGGTAATCATCTTGTTGAAGTTACCCTTATCCATGCCCATCCGCACGGCAAAGTCCGATTGTGTCATATGCCTTCGTATCAACTGCTTCAGAATCCATTCACCCAGCTTTGAAGTCTTCCGTCTAGTCATTCCAGAGCAACACCTCTGTCCTGGATAATTTCTCTTCAACCTCGTTAGCTATGTCTTCCTCATCGATATCAAGCAGATAGGAAATCTCTTTCATCAGTAGAGATACATCTGCCATCTCTTCCGTCATGTCCTCTTTGAGTAAGAGTGGAATAGCGTTAAGCGTGGCATCTCCATTCATATGCCGTCTGTATTTATTGGCAGCCTGGATAAGTTCTCCGCACTCTTCCATGAGTTGACATAGTCTATCTTCAGTTCCAAAATAATCAGCTTGTTCTTTGATTTTTTCGTTATCTATCATTTTCTATCGTCCCTCGATGCCACAAGAAGGGCCATTGTAAGTATCCCAAATACTCCACCTATCATAAAGCCTATAAAAAATACACCTGCCATTATCATGACTATTCCTTTCAGTTAAGATTGTCTTTTTCCTTTGGATAAGGTAAAGACTTTATATTTAGTTGTTTTCTTAGTTTCTTGTCCCGGAAATACACATATCTGAATTTACATCCACCTGGAATGTATTTATATCCAAGTAAATCCATCAATTCATCGTTTGAGTATTTTTTGTATTCGGGATGCCTTTTTCTGTACATTCCCAATAATCGAGGATGCTTTTCTATTCCGTCTTCCGTTATTAGCATCTTCCCCCCCCCATTTTTACCCAAATATTGGAAATTTGTTGCTTGATATATGTATCCGTAATGTCCCTGCTTTTCATCAGAAAACGAAACGACAAACCTTATTTCTTTTGGAAGCATTCTCAGGCTTTTCCCTATAAAATAGCTTTCCGAATTTCTTCCAAGTGAATCCTCTAGCCATAACCTTGTTAATTCAACATATTCACCATTTTTCACATCTGGATAAATTGCAGTATATTGATTTTTCCCACAACCCATTCCAAAAGCACATACACCACACAATAATTCCCCGTAAAACAAACCAAACACGAATCTTGTTGAGTCTGGCATCGTTTTTGAATAATGAAATGATGCAATATACCCACGGGCCGTCTTACAATCAATTTCCTTAACCATTAAATCCTTTGGCTTTACACTAGATAAATCTGGTTTTTTGTATGTTGCAAGTAATCGGTTTCTGGCATTATCATCAAATACTTTTGTCATCTTTTATTCCTGTTCTTGGCCTGTTTGAAAAGGTCGATTCCGCACTCGTCTTTTAGTACCTGAAGACAATCATCAATAGTGATAAATCCATCTGCAAATGCATCGTACTGGTCCATGATCAGGTTGACCATCCGCTCTTCACGGGACATACCGTCCAGTTCCTTTTTCATGAGTAATGAGTACTTATCATGGATGACCATCACCGGGAGTGCCAACATCATGATGAATGTATTCTCAGCCGTCCGGTCGGCAATTTCCTTCTCAACTCTCTGGAAGTCGGAATACTTCATGTGGTAAACCGGGTCCTTTTCTTTAATCTTTAGCCGTCTTCTTGTTTGTCTGTTCATAGAACGATATCAACTCCCTTCTCGGCAACGATTGTTCTAACACTATCTCCAACAATTTCCTGTACGTTACGTTTTACTTCACTGGAATCGCAAGATCCCTGACTCAGGTGACATAGGACCACGTTTTTTAAGTCCTCGGTCTGATTTGCCTTTATAAACTCGATACAGGTCTTCTCAGACATATGTCCACGGAGTACATGATTTGTCTTTGCTTCATCTTTTGCAAGGTATTTCTCTTGGTAATTGCATTCCACCATGATGGTATTTACCTTCAGTTTTTTGAAATTGTATTTGCAAAATTCCAGGTCTGTAAGGTACAGGATTTTATGCCCGTCCGGGCAAAGGATGAACACTCCGCAGTTATCCGTATCGTCATGAGGGACCTCAAATGCCTTCATAGAAAATCCATTCTTCTTGAAGACCTTATCCCCACCCTTGTACGGTTCAAACATTGGAATGCCCATTCTTCGAAACGTATTTGCTGATTTGCTATGGTCTAGCTAAAGATGAACATGACTTACAAATATTCCTTCGACATCTGCAACTCTGAATCCTATTCCCTTCATAATTTCAATTTTGGGAAGTCCTACATCCAGTAAAAACATCTTTCCATCGTTTTCCAGCACATAGCAGTTGCCATCTGATCCCGAAGATAAAACTTTCATGTTCAATCTGTATCACCCCCTTCTGACTATCGTAGGCTTCCTTGACGGGATAATTGGCTCATCAAAAGTGAAATCGAAAGGCCCGGCAGAAGAGTTGTCGATATACAGATTTGCAAAAATCTTCCGGGGGTTGTTTCCAAAACTATTAATGATGTTGGGATGATTCTCATTTACATAATCAAATTCCAGACCGTAATTCTCGCAGAAGGCTATCGCATCTTCCAGTGGTTTTCCTGTCCGGCAGGTCCAAAGAATGATTGCATTGCCCTGTTTCTGCTGATTAATCAGGTAATGGAATAGATCTCTGTTAGGTGTACCTACGTTTGGAAACTTTGCTCCAATGGAAAGCGTGTAATCAAAATCTACTGCGATGATTCTCATGAATACACCTCATAATGCTCAAACAAGCCTGTTTCCCATAACTTTTCCATGTACTCCTCAGATTCTTCCAGGGTCCATCCATTGTAGAAAAGCATCTTAATTGGAACTTTGCTGCCGTCCTTGTACAGACAGGATTCATACTCCCAGATTAAATCGTAGTCCGTCTTACTCTGATGGATATATAAGTGAGCGTTAATAAAGTATCTCTTACCATTATCGTCATCAAATATCTTCTGGAAGGACCTCACATTGCCCTTAAAATTATTCTTAAATTTCTTATATCCCTTGTCCTCAATTTCGTGGACCAGTTCCAGTTCTTTATGGAGCAATTCTTTCCCAACCGTAACCGAATCCCATCTGGCTTCCTGATTTACCTTTCCAAGGAAAGTCCCGTAGTCTTCGCCTTTTTCTCTGGCTTTTGCATTTAGATACGCAAGCCTGTCCATTTAATCACCTCTTCTTATGCATCCAAGACAGAATCGAATCTATCTTTTCGTGCTTTCTCTTCTTTTCTCTCATATCGTCATATGCCTTTCTCTCAGCCAGGTATTTCTCGCAATTCTTGTGGCATCCCAGCTTACGGTCCGGGCAGCTAAAACAAACTGTAAAGTATCTACTCACTAGGAAATCTCCATATTTTCTCTGTCTTATACATCTGTTGCCGACCTTCATGGTCTGTGTTTTTCTTGATTTCTACGAAGGCATCATTCATATCATTTAATGCCCGGATAGCTGATTTTTGATTGGAATATTTAGCCATCTGCCAAATTCCAGTATCAGTGATGGAAAATGCATAGATTGAATATGTACTCTCCACATCATTGATTTGCATCGAGATCCCAACCTCTTCATATGGGAGATTGATGTATCTCAGACCTTTTTGTGAAATGATTCTCATACTTCATCCTCTTCGATAATGAATTCTTCGGAGTTTGCTTCTTCCTCAATTTCCTGAGTTACCTGCTCCTTCACATCTGTTTCGATTTCAAGACCAGCATCCATTGCTTCTCTTCCTATGGCATCCATATCGATGGAAAGTGATTTGCATAACCTTCTCAGGACGGTCTTCTTAGCCATCTCAGACCAGAATGCATTCCATGCCGGACTATTCTTGGCCTTGGAAGATTTACGACACTGTTCCACATCCTTCTTGGACATAACCTCATAAACGATGCCACCATCCGCATACTGGCAAACCGCAAACACTCCAATGATAGGTGAGTCGCTAAATGGTTTCGCCTTAAAATTGATTGTCGGTTCTCCACCTACGATCACTTCCTCAAACTCATCTCCCTCACGAACGCATTTTGCATAAATCGTTTTAATTGGGCGAGTCGCATATTTCGTTGCCAGTTTGACCATGCCCTTGTAACTAGGCATGAAATTCAGTGTTGATCCGTAAGGAACCAGATACATTTCCTGGTTTAGTGCATCGAGTCCAAGATAAGCACCTCGGATTAATCCGGCTTTAATCTGTCCCGGACCATGCTTTTTCGCAAAATCCTGAAGAGTTTCATTCCCATTGAGAAGTGCCAGTGAATTCTGAACAAACCGGGGAATGTTGAAATCTACTGGAAGTGCTGCCTGATTTGTTTCCAACTCCTGTGTAAGCATCACGCTGAAAGAGTTGTCTTTTTTAGCTACCTCATTTGCCATATCAATGTCTCCTTTCTCCAAACATTCCACCAAACAAGTCATCTGGATTTATATCCTGTTCGGTCTTATCATTGAATAAGCCTTCTTTCTTGATAAATCCAACCATTCCAGCCACTAGTATGGCCCCAAGAAGTTCATCGTCTCCCTTGTCACAACAATCGAGAAGCATCTGCATCTCTTCTTTCGAATATCCTGATTCGTACATACCTTTAAAAATGATTGCAAGTTCTGCTAAAATATCAATCGTCTTTCCATTTACCTCAAATTCACCTTTTTCACACTTGATCATTTCGTCACCTCGCCTCTAAATCTCCGTTGTTTACATATAACTCAATCACCTGACAATCCATGTCAGGAATATTACCCTCAGAAATGCTCTCTGCGTTGTCAATCCATACTGGAGCCAAAACTCCAAACCTCATCTGCAATGAGCGGATAATCTGTAATCCGGCAATGATTCGATGTCCGTTATTCAGGCTACCGAAAGGTACACCATCTACGGCTACCTCACAGACTTCACGGATTCCACCGTTAATCTGATTCTCAAACAGTTTGAAAGTGATCCCGTCAAAACTGCAATTGATTGTGTCGGAAATCGCATCCAGTTTCTGCTGAATGAAGGAATCCAGTAAGTACAGTTTCTGTTCGCAATCTGCAACTGCCTGGGCCGTAGAAATCTGCTCTTCCTGTAATTCTGCGATACGGTCATCAATCTTGGAGTTATCGGCTTTCATAAGTCTTTTCTCCACATCTCTCCGTCTTTCATCGAGCATGGAGATATAGTTCCTGATTCCCTCGATATCCTTCTGAGTCTGGTCGGTGTCTTCCATCGAACTTTCCAGTAATTCAATCTTGGAATCGATATCAGAAGTATCCGCAGTGATCATCTCAGCTTTGGAAGTAAGTCCCTCGATTGTATCCTTGAGTGCCTTGATTTTCTGCTCGCACTCTTCAATGGTCTTGCGGTAGGCAGCTATCTGACGGTCATTGGAAAGGATGGATTTAAATGCGATATCTCTGGCATTTTCCAGTGAATCAATCTCGGCCTGTTTACCGTTATTAAACTCTTCCTCTGCTTTGAGCATCTGGTCTTCCGGGAGTCTCTGCCCACAGGTCGGACAGTACTCTGATTCCTTCGGGAAGTATCTAGCAGCCACATCACCAATTTTCTTCTCACGGTCCTTATTACACTGGTCGAGGTAGGTGTTTTCCTTTTCCAATCTTTCGATATCCACTCCGGTCATACCTATCTGTGCTTCCAGGTTTCGAATCTGCCGTTCGGCAAGGAATTTATCATCCTCGACCTTAGACTTCCGGGCCTTGGCTTCCTCAAGGATTTCAGACCGTTTGAATTTCAGTTTCAGTACATCGTCCATCATCTTCTGCTTGGCAGAGATTTTATTCTGGAGCGAGATGATACGATTCTGATTAACCTCGGTTTCGGTCTCAATGAGAGTAATGTTCGCCCTCAGGTCATCCACGTTGTCATCAGTTCGATTGTTATTCAGTTCATCAATCCTAGCCGGGATCTCCGTGAGTTTCCGATTGTATTCAGTTTTTGCCTTGGAGTATTTCTTACGAATGTCTTCCAAAGAACTAGCCTTTTCTAAGTCATCCAGGATTAAATCAAACCCCCCAAATGCCGTTGCTAGTTCCACATCAGTTACCTGCTGAACGAAGGACATTAAGATATTCCTCTGCTCTTTCCACGGCAGTGATGTGAAGAAGGTAGGATTTGTAAGCAGCTTAAATAACTGCTCATCGATAATCTCAGAGATGAACTTCTGGAATTCCTTTGCACCTTTAGGGAATCCATCGATTTCGTACTCGTTGATATTTCCCTGGAGTACCGGGTTCTGTGAACCTCTTTTCTTTACCCAGTTTTCTTTCTGGGTCTTTTTAATCTGGATTTTTTTGCCATTGATTTCCAATGTAATAATTACGGCAATATCGAGATGATGTACTTTGTTTCCATCCAAATCTAACGGACGAATTTCAAATTTGGAATTACCTTTAGAATCTTTGTCGAAAAGCACCCACATGAATGCATCGACTATAGAAGATTTACCGGAACCGTTCCGGCCTAGAATTTTGGTGATCATGTCAAAACCGACATGAAGAGACTTGATACCCTTAAAATTTAAGATATCCATAGATAAAATTTTGATTTCCATATTGACTCCTTCCATTGATTAATGTTGGTTATGCTTCTGCGAAGCTACGCTTATTGTCGATATACTTTCTGTAATCCGTCTCGATATAAACCTTGATTCTTGTGCGATAGTTGTATATGTTTTCTATTTGACGAATTGCTTGCACGATTGTTCCTGCTGGAAGTAAATCGGCTTGATGCAAGATCATATTCTTATACAGTTTGGAGTTATCCACGTTTGGGTCCATATAACAAAAAATAAGTGAATTGTAATAAAGATGCTTTCTTCCCCTGACTTCCTTTAACACCGGGATGAATTGCTTGAGCCACTCAAGGACCTCTGAGACGTGCTGGTAGTCTTCTTTATTACACTTAAATGCCCCTTCCCTTATAGAGTTCTCCTTGTTGCTCCAACCACTTCCAAACGCATACATAACAACACTAAATGGAAAGTCTTTTCCTACACCATCTATAATCTCTAGAAGGTATTTGTATGATTGAACTCCTGATTTAGCATAACCTTTGATGTAGTCCGGTATAGTCCAGTTTGTCTGATTAATATTCATTGCAACACAGTGTGCATCGGTAAGTCCCGGTTGCTGAATAAAATAAACAGGCATATTCAACCGTCTAAGTGCTTCAAGCCTTCCCTGTCCATCAATTACCTCATACTTTTCATTAACTAATATCGGTTGCATCACGAACCCAACGGACTCAATGGAATTCGTGATTTTCTTAACTCTTTTGTCGGTCACATCACGATTCTGAACCAAGCTTTTAAACGTATCATAGTCATGCGTAACCATTATCCTGTACGGTGTAGTATTAATACTCATGTTTTAGTCTCCCTCCCTTTCAATGTTAATCTGCGATCAATGCTCCGATTACCGCACACACAAGTGCGATAAATAACGGTGACCCGGCCCTGAGTCCATGCCCAATAATGTAGATTGGAATTATGGCACTTATCATTGCCGTAGATAAAATCATTGCAATCCTCATCATCTTTTCTCCTTTACCCATTCGAAGCGGATATGCATAGTGTTGTCTGCATCCGCTACTTCATATAGTGTGTAAATTCCTTCTTCTTTTGGGGCTGTAAGATACTGGTCGTGATAACCTGTCCAGACCTTTGCTCCCGGAGCCACATCTGACTCCACCACATACCAAACTTCCTTTTCCATGTTTGTCTCCTTTTGAAACTTTAACTTTTTGAAACTAATTGAGGAAAAAAATATTCCATAACGGAATCTGCTTCCATGCCTAACGCTTCTGCCCATTCAATAATGTCATTCTGAGACATCTCCGTTCTTCCAGCAAGTTTGTTGCTGACAATCTGTCTGCTCTTGCCAAGATGCTCTGCAAAAGCGTTTACAGAACCGTACATAGATATTATCTTTCCCCTTAACATCCATTTTGGATTTGACAATTTATCATCTCCTTTCGTTAAGTTCTGTTCAATTGTTTGTAACTAAAGTTTAGCAGAATGAAACTATGATGTCAATACAAATTTTAAACTTTTTGAAACTTTTTATTATTGGGTTGCCTTTTATGTTTAATATCTTGAATTATCTGCGTAATTGTGGTACACTATAAGCCTAGGAGAACTACATTATAATGAGGGGGTATTTTGGCATGAAAAAGACAGGGGAATTTAAAGATAGATTGAACGAAGCGTTGCGGTTGAAAGATTGGAAGCCAGCCGACTTATCAAGGGAAACCGGGATCTCGGCAGCTACCATCAGCCAGTACAGAAGTGGTTATGCCAAGCCGAAAGAAAAACGTTTGGGGCAGATAGCCGAAGCACTCAATGTCAACCCGGCGTGGCTCATGGGTTTAGATGTTGATATGAATGGAAAAGCAATACAGACAGAACAACCCATCAAGATGTTTGCCGTGGCGAGGATTCCAATACTTGGAAGGATTCCATGTGGTATCCCGATGACGGTAGCTGAATTCATGGATGCGGATGATTGGGTAGAGATAGAGGAGTCACTGGCTAAGACAGGGGAATATTATGCTATTTGGGCAAAGGGTGATTCGATGGTTCCAAGAATCAATGATGGGGATATCCTGATTGTGCATCAGCAAGCCGATGTCGAGTCTGGACAGGTAGCTATCGTGAGAGTAAACGGATATGAGGAAACTTGCAAAAGAATCAGGAAGCATCGTGACGGGATCGAACTTATTCCAATCAATCCCAGTTACGAAACCATATTCTATGACAGGAAGGACATCGAAAACCTTCCAGTAAATATTGTGGGAAGGGTAACTGAAGTCAGGTCTAAGTTATAGAGAGGAATGAGATTTATGAAAACTTATGATGAGATATTTGTATCCAAGGGAAAAACAATCGCAGTAAGAGTGGAATTAGCTTGCTTGATTGGATTGAATGAAGCTATCGTACTCAACCAAATTGAATACTGGCTGGAATTGTATCGCAACGAACCAGGCCGTTTCCAAGATAAACACTACAGAGATGGGAAATGGTGGGTCTTCAATTCTTTCACTTCTTGGAAGGAGCAGTTCCCGTTCTGGAGTATCAGAACATTGAAGAGGATTTTTAAAAAACTGAGAGATTCCAACCTGATAATCGGCTCCAGTAAATACAATGAACGTGGCTACGACAAAACCATGTGGTATACCATCAATTATGATGCAGTTTTTGCACTCGATAACAGAAATGAGGATTCAGAGGAAGACCCTAGTGTCAAAATGACACCAACCCTAGGGACAAATTGTCACCAGACCCAGTGTCAAAATGGCACTACCAATACCAAAGACTATCATACCATAGACTATACTACCAAAGAAATAAAGGATATAGTGTCCGATTCCGATAAAAACACGGATCGTGGCAAAACCTCGGACAGTGCGGAAGTGACGGATATTGGTGAATACAGGAGAAGCGGACATATTACTTCTTGGAAAGGTTGGGGATCGAATAAGGATTATTGGAACTACATAGATAAGGTTCTTCCAAATAAACTAGATGACTTCCATTATTTTTGTGTGAAGTATTTTTACGATAGCTATTTGGCAAACATGGGAGAACCGCATCCACCGTATAGCCAGAAGAACTTGGAGAAGGTAGTTGGTTTGATTGATATGTATGATTATGGAAGTCTGGAACATTTTGAGAAAGCAGTAGATTCATTCTTCTCCAAGGACATAGATGGTGGATATCAGTTATTGCTATTCCTGACAGAAGGTTTCCAGAAGAACATAGGATATGAAATGGAGAGACTTGAGGTCTGATAGGGAGTGTTTACGTTGGAAGCGGATTAAGTAGCCTACAGGCCACTACAAGCCGTCTGTTTAGCCTACCATACCAAGATTACCAAGAACGATTTATATGGCCTAGAATCGACACTGGGAGCGTCACAGGGGCATCTGCGATGCATGAGTACATATAATTGGAACTGTGTAAAAATAAATCCCGCCCAATTTCCAATATTTGACATATACAGAGCAATAAAAAAGCCGGGAGCAATAAACCCCCGGCTCATGTTGTAATTATTTCCATCTAAGTACACAGGATATCTTCCGACTCCTGTAGGTCAAAACCTTGGAATAGTCCAATAAAATACCGTTTTTCAATTTGGAACGCAGAGCTGCGGACCCACCTTCATAGACTTTGTATCCAATTCCAGAATAAGCAACCGTGTGAGTACGACCTTTAAATGCGATGATATCTCCAGGCTTGAGCAGACCTTTGTCTACTGCCTGTTTGATGGTATATCCCACAGGTCCTGTCTTCCTGTAAATCTTCAGCTTCTTCTTGAGATCCGCATCGTATCCCTTGAAGCTACCCTTATATCCCCAGAAACCGTCAGGATTCAATCCCATCATCTTTAATGCCCATCTAATTGGTACAACGCAAGTGGTTCCGGTCTTATGACCTGATTTAACCTCTCTCTCTGCCCCTTCAAAGGTCTTTTTAGCTTTACCCCAGGAATATACCCACCTCTTAGGATAAGCCTTGTACAAGGCCGATATCGTGGCTAAATGGCCTATGTATTTAAGTCCGTTCTCCGTACCTTTTATTTTAGTTTTTTTTTGATAAGTTTTCCGGCTTTAATCAGCTTGACCATCTTCGTGTTCTGCTCGGCAGTTCCAGTGTAATTACTGATGCCGTTAAGTTTGGCAATTCTTGCCCTTGATTCGAAAGATGAATCGTACTTTTTTGCATCCAGGATCTTTACGATTCCATCGTGCTTCCCGGTATACTTTTTGAAATATACGATATTTTCTTTTTCCATAGGTTTCTCTTCTTTCTGTGTAGATGATTTTACTGGAGTCAGGAATAATTTTCTCTCGGCAATCCGTCTGCGAGTAAGTCCCCTGAGTACTCTGCCCCCGGCCTTGTTATACAGGAGAATCTTTTCAGCTATCACTTTCTTGGAGCGTTTTCCGTAGTCTGTTAACTGGTCAATGGAACCGATGTTGAAAGCGAAACTCAACATAGCACCGAATTCATTTTCATTCCAGTGATAAATGTGGTCGTACTTCATGACCTTGGGAGCGTATTTCTGCTCCAGTGACTCTTTTAACCACTTTTCCGCAGTTGCCTTGGAGATTTTCATTCCCGGACCGATTGTTTTTCCAGTTACCGATTTATCGGCAGAAGTAATACCGTAACCGATTGTCCAAACCCCTACCGCATCCTTATAGGAATAAAGGTAGCATCCCTCAAATTCCTTGATAAGGTTCATGGTGGTATCATTGATTTTCATGGACATTTATGATCACCCCCTTATTACAACATTCTGGAACTTTTTGTAGGCATCCAAATACCATTCCCTCTTGTCACCGTTATAGGTAAGTTCATAATACATTCCGTCTAACAGGGTAGAGGAAAGAAGGTATTTCCAGTTCTGAAGTATCTTTGCCTTCCATACAGTGAAAACTTCAAAATCCGTAGTGCTATCAGATTTATCTAAGTGTTCCACGATGTACTGTTCTACAAGACTTTTAGCTATTTCGTCCATAATTACTCCTTCCCTTTAAGGATTACTCATCCTCTTCCTTATCTTCATCGACATCAATCAGTGGCATGATTTTAGATAATCCTGTAGCTACCGAAATAACTACGATTACTGCGATGGGTTTGGAATCGATAAATGCAGCACATCCGGCAGAAATGGCAGCCTGTAAAAATGTCCTGAAGATTCTGTTGTTCCATAACTTTCTGAAGTCCATAGTTTTACTCCTTTCTGTTTAGGTTCCGATTGCGATCCATACAAGGTTTGGAGACCTTGATGTGGTATCTGCGTTAAAGATACGGGCATAAAAACTTGTTGCGGTTACATTGTATACACTGCAAGAACACCTACCGAAGCCAGATGACGCTGATGAAGATTCAAATCCGATTATTACGTTGGGAGCAGATGTAAATCCAGTGCTTGAATAAGATACGGGGCCGATACTCTGATATCCGTTTGCCGGAGCATTGTTATCTGTGATTTTCCCATGGGCCATCTTGAATATATTGGAACCATGAACCTCACCAGTAGCGGTTATGTTTCCACCTACAGATGCGTTCCCAGTCACTGAGAGGTCATGTCTGGCATATATTTTTCCAGCAACGGTTAAGGTCCCGGCAGTAAGAGGGTCTTGATAATCTGACTTATTTATACAAGCGTTTGCATCCCAATCAACAGTAAAAGCGTTTCTTCTTAAAGTTTCGCTAAAACCATTTCCAACTATAAATGCATATTTATTTCTCGTTGATGAATCAGTATCGTCAAACTCATTTAACTGACCTACTACTGTCTGATGATATCCAAGGGCCACAAGCTCACTGCCAAAACAAGACGAATACGCACCGGGGACATAGTCATCATTGTTTTTCTCTCCAAACTCAAGACAGGCAGATTTAACAGCAACATAAGCCGTATACTTACTTCGTCTTTTAGATACATTGGAAAGAACACGACCTTTTGATATCATTCGGTCATATCCATCATATGTATATGTATATGTAACCCCAAGAACACTGCTCGTTACCGATACTGTACTGGCAGTTCCAAACCTGAATACTGCTTTAAGCGTATCTTTCAACTCGCTTGGAATATCGGTTCCTGATTCAGTTATTGTTTCCCATAATATAAGCTGGCAGCCGGACACCCATGTAGATGCTCCGGTAAGAGTATCGGCTAACGATACAACATCTCCTGTACGGTTAGAAATAGTTCCATTAGAGTAATACGATTGCTCTTGCCCGGTTGGACTTCCTTCCATGTTTACGGAGAAATATTGATCTGCTGAATCACCCATAGTAACTTCGGTGGGGGTAATTTTTAGGTTCTTCTGGGTTTCGTCACCAACGACAGATGTGGTTCCAAATCTAGCAACCTGAGTGGTTCCGTCAAATACTCGCATTCCCTCGGAATTGATTCTGGTATTACCACCAGTGATCGCACTGATATCCGTAACTGGATTCTCGGAAATGACAAGTCCTTCCTGTTGCGAGATCCATGACAGATAGTTCGTAGCCGTCTTAGCAGCATCATTATGAGTAGACAGATATGTTGCCATATTAATGGTATCTGAAGCAACTTCCTGTCCGAAAACTGCTGAAATGTACTGGAGTAACCCTGATTCCGCATCCACTGTTGAAACGATTCCAAAATCAGTAGGAAGCGTATATGTTGGAATGTTAAGCACTATAGATGCATCCGGTATATCATAAGTGTAGAAGGCATCAATAAGCACATCACTAGAATTGTAAAGTCCGATTGTACAGTATTCATTTTCTACATATTCTGCCTGGATGGAATAGTTTTCACTTCCAACAATGGTCGAGCCTTCCGTAAAGGTTAATGTATTTGGAAAAGAAAGGTTTAGTTTTCTTCCGCTGAGAACATCTCCTTCTTGAATCATCTAAATCACACCCTTTCCAATGTAGCAGTGTATGTTGCATTGATAGGTACTCCTGTCCTGGTCTGTCCAAGCACACCGTCTGACCAAACTATCTGGAATCCACTGAGGTTTGTAAGTTCAATTCCAGAATGAAATACCTTCGCAGTTAAAGTACAGGTATTTGTGTTCCCGAAAACCATATTGCTCGGAGTGATTGATACGGAAAACTGGGCCAGATAGCTATATGTGAGTGCCTGATTTCGCTTCTCGGAAGCACTGTTGGGGTTGTTTGTGTACTTGCCATTTCCGTAAGCACTAAATCCATCCGTAAGGCCAGTGATACCGTTCATGGTCCTGTTCATAACAGGGAAACGGACCTCGTCATTAAACCTGGAAATGATAAGCACAGAATCTCCGACCTCTACCCAGGGGGCAGCTCTAAGCTTTACTGTAGCTGGAACATATGAGATTCCGGCAATGTTGGTATACAGATTTGATAATGCCGTAGTCACGATGTCAGTGGTCGATGCGGTAAGAAGGATGTTTGAAGAAAGCTGATATTCAACTCCATCTGTTCCGTAACTGTATGTTGCACCACTGGTTCCAGTGTAAGAAACCTTTGTAGGGGAATCGACAAGACCTTCACCGTATACAAGGGTCCCCATTGCATAGTCTCCATCCGTAACCGTGTAATAGCTTGCTTCAGTAGGTATGAGCGTACCATTATTTCTCGGATAGATAGTCAAGGCCGGGTACAGTGATTCGTCATTCACTGAGATTCCAACCCATTTGAATTGACCGTCAAAATTAATATGACCGAAAACTCCGTTTATCTCTCCGATGGACCTGAGTATGTCAGCACCACTTATCACATCGTTAGACGGGATCATCAGGACCTGAGTATTATCATTGACCAAAGTAGCTGAGACCTGAGTGATTCCAATATGATTGAAAAAGGCATTCCTAAACTGGCCCATTGTTATTGGAAAGTCAAAAGTCTCACCTATCCACGGAGCATAATTAGTCTGTAGAATATTGTATAAAGCATCGTATGCGGTAATTGTCCGATATGTTCTGTCATCAGAAAGCGGACTAGAAACTACAAGATATGTTCCAAGATTCATTGTGTAGGATTCTGCCTGGAGTTGAACCGTAACGGTCTGTCCCTCAAACATCTCATCTACAACGAAAACAACTACGCTAAACATGGAAGCGTAACACAGGCCATATTTCAGTTCCTGTTCATCGCAAATGGTCTGAGTCAGGCTCATCGACTCTGCTTGGATAAGTTCATTATCTATTACTGTTCCACCACTAAATGTGAGGGTAAGATATTTCTGTGTCCCAGATTGAAATGCCTGTTTCTGGGCATCTGTCCAATCGAGCATAATTCACCTTCTTCCCTTCAAAACAAAAGAAAAAGGGGAGTTATTCACTCCCCATCACCTTCTTTCTGCCTTAAGCGTAATTGGTCGATTTCCGAGTTCATCTTTTCTACCATCGAATTGCCACCTAAGTCATGATATGCTTTGTACATATCTTTGAAATTCTCATAGGCATAGGTTGGGATTTCTCCCTTTTTCATGTATTTATCGTGATACTCGATTAACTGGACTCTCAGGAGAAGCATTATGCCCTGTTCCTGTGCGGACTTGTCCCTTTTCTGTTCCTTGAGTAGCCAAACGATATATCCCATGAGTGATGTTAATATGATTCCAAGTCCTTCCATGATGTATGTCTGCATCGGTATTACATACCCCCGTATTAAAAAGAGGGGAAACACCGATGTCTCCCCTGGTTTACTAGTTACTATTCAACTGACTAAAATTGCCCTTTACGTTATTTAGGTTCTTCCTTCTCAAGAACCACCGTATAACTATACTGGTTTCGGATAACATTCTTGACCTCTACCCCATGCTTTTCTGCAAGCATTTTCTTTATGTCTTCGGAGTCATAGTGAATAGCAGGTTTCATACATATACCTCACCTGTTATTTCCTCGTATTCTTCAGCGGTAATCCATGCCTTGATTACTGCATTTCTAACGGCTTTTTTCTTCCATGCTCCACTGTCATAGTAAAACTTAACGAGATCATACTTTGGGCTATGTTCATTCATTCTCTTCACCTTCCTCTTCCGCAGGGTCTTCAATATTCCCC